GGACTGTCTGAAGAAGAAATCGCAGCAATCGAAGATGATGAGGGAGATGCTTCAGATGATCAGAACGATGATGTGCATGAGGATGACGAGGAGAATAAGGGAACCCAAGACCAAGAAGACCAGTCCTCTGATGATGACAAAGACGACATCGATGATGGCCAAAATGATGATGCTGATGAGGATGAATCAGAAGATGACGGCACTGATGATGATTCTAAAGACGATGCGACGAAGGATGATGAAGAGGGCGACGACAAAGAGGATAAGAAGACTGACACAGATGCAGATGATACTGACGCTTCTTCCTCTGATGACGGTAAGCAGTCTGTAGACAACGAATACGAGGACAAGATCAAGGCCCTGGATATAAAGCTGGATGAAGGTGACATTGATTTTGATGATTACAAAAAACAATTGCTTGCAGTTGAAAGGGAGCGTACCCGGGCAATTGTCCGGGAAGAAACAAGCCGAATTTCTGCTGAAAAAACATGGGAGTCTGAACAGTCAGAATTTTTCAGTGACAAGGATAATGCCAAACTTAAACAAAATCCTATTGTCTATGATGCCTTTGCCCGTGAGGTCAACCGGCTTCTGGGGGTCAAAGAATGGAAATCAAAAGCCGGTCCTGAGATACTTGCCAAAGCAAAAGAATCAATCAAGGCTGCCTTTGGAATTCAGGACAGTAAAGAAAGCCATAAAAAAGAGGATTCAGACGGGGAAAAGGCTCTCAAAGCTGCCAAGAAATCTTCTGGAAAGCGTACAGGACCCAAAACATTAAAAGATGTACCGGCATCCGACAAAAACACGGATGACGGTTATGAATATTTAGATAAGCTTGAAGGTGCTGAGTATGAGATAGCACTCTCAAAATTATCTGAATCAGAATTGGAAGCATACGCAAAGGCGTAAGGCCTTTGGATGTAGTTCTAAAGTTTTAACAAGGTCAGTGGTTCAGTATAGCTCCTCTGTCAATTGCGGCAGGGTAAGACCGAAAAACAATCAATATAAGGAGCAATACCATGAGTAAAACAATTATCGGTCTGAATGATCCCAAAGCGGTTAAAAAGTATTCCGCATTTTTAGCAATTGACACCCCGAGAAAATCTTTCTGGTCCAAGAAGTTTACTGGCCCGGAAGGCGGTTCAACCCCTGTTGTAAAGGTTGACCGTTTGAAGAATGATGCCGGGGAATATGTTTCTTTTGATCTTAATATGCAGTTAGGGATGAAGCCTGTCGAGGGTGATGACATTCTGGAGAACAAAGAAGAAAAACTCAAGTTCTACACTGATGGATTATATATCGATCAGATGAGGGGCGGAGTTAATGCGGGTGGACGTATGACCCGGAAAAGAACCATCCATGACCTCAGAAAAGTGGCCCGTGCCCGTCAGTCTGACTGGTGGGCCAGAGTGTTTGATGAGCTGCATTTTATGTACGCATCCGGAACCCGTGGGGTCAATGATGAATTCATCTTTGATGCAACTTACCCCGGTTTTGCCAATAATCCGCTTGCAGCACCGGACAGCCTTCATCACTATTTTGCGAATGGCAAGGCAAAGGCCACAATAACGGTTGATGATAAAATGTCTCTTTCCGGTGTTGATCGCCTGGTTGCCGAGGCAGATATGATGGGTGGCGGTACCCAGGGCACCCCACAGATCCAGCCGATTAAACTTGAGGGTGAAGACCATTTCCTTCTTCTTATGAATCCTTGGCAGGCTTATGACTTAAGAACCGATACAGCATCAGGAAAGTGGCTCGATATCCAGAAGGCACTTGCAACCTCAGAAGGAAGAAAATCTCCTATCTGCAAGGGTGGTCTTGGTATGTACAACAATGTGATCCTTCAGAAACATAAGGGTGTTATCCGCTTCGACGATTATGGTTCAGGCGGAAACGTCAAGGCAGCTCGTGCATTATTCCTTGGTGAACAGGGTCTTGCAGTCGCATGGGGTTCATCCGGTTCCGGCCTGCGTTTTGACTGGCACGAAGAGTCAAGAGATAACGGGAATATCTTGATTATCAGCACTTACAGTATGTTCGGGTTGAATAAGGTTGCTTTCAACGGCCTTGATTATGGGCTGATTGCCTATGACACAGCAGCAACAAAAGTTTAATGAAATAATTTTATAAGGAGTTTTTAACATGCCTACATTTAATAGCAATAACTTTGAAAAGTCTATCCTGTCTCCCCATAGTGCCGGGGAGGTGTATGTATCTGATGACATTGTGGCTTTGCCTGTCACACTGGCCCTAAACGACCTTGCAAAAGTTGGGCATCTCCCTGCTGACTGTATCCCCATTGACGTGGTGGCTATTGCCGATGAGCTGGACGAACACGCCACAGATACCCTGACCTTTTCCGTGGGAATGATGAATGATGATGGTGATGACCTGGTGACGGCAGAAACCTTTATCACCGGTGCACAAGCAGACACAGATCCCACAGTTACCAGGGCAGCCGGGGCAGGTCTCAAGGGGATTGCCAGAAACAAAACCACTGATAGGGTGCTGGGCATCAAAATCACTGCAGCCGCGGCAACGAAAGCTGCTGGTAATGTCCGGGTGATAATGACCTATCGTGCTTCTGATTACGGCGCGTAAATATTATTTATAAGGAGATAATCCACCATGATTATGCAAGCAAATTTTACCCGATGCGGCCAGCCGATCCCCATGCGTGTGGAAAAGTTCGACTACCTGTTCACTGAAAACCAATATGGTGATTTTGTGGCAAGTGTAGTGTCGGAAGACCACGTGAAGCACCTTCTTGATACCGGTAATTTCAAAGAATACGTTCCTCCCACCATGGAAGAACTAAAAGCCCGTGAGAAAGAAGCGGCCAAGGCCAATGCCAAGACCAAAGCCAATGCAAAGGATGATGCCAAAAAATGATTTTGGAAAAGATATTAACCCGGATTGAAACGGGTATCCAAGATCCCTCCCTTACAATGGAAGATGATATTTGTCCTTTGGTTAATGAGTTTGTGGCAGAGGTAAGTCAGTTGTTTACCCTGCCAGATCTACAGGAACAAAAAACAATTGAGATAGTTGTAGATGAAAATCCAACCACGCTTGTGATGCCGGAGACATTTGCCCATGATCTGTACCGGGTTTACAATGAAACAAGCCGGAAAAAGGTCAATATTAGATCAAATATTAAAGCTCTTGAGGGATTGTATTCTGGATGGGAATCACCCGGGATGATTCAGGACGCTGCTTTGGAACATAAAACTCTTTGGTATCGGCCAATACCTGTTCAAGATCAATCGTTGACCCTGTTTTATTACAGAGAGCCTGTACCGGTTGAGTTTGATGATGATGAAGCACTTCTGGACGGAATTCCTCCCAACTTTGCTAAGATTGCTGTCGATTACGCATTGAAAGAGCTGTTTGCCCTGGAAGAAGACGGGATTGACGGAAAGAAGGTTAATACCCTCTATTATACTGACCGATATAATATCGGCCTGGCTAAATTAGCAAAGCATTGTAAAACTGCCCCTAAGCACACCCCGGTTATCAAACGATCAGCGAGGTTTTTCTAATGCGTGAGATTAAGGTTGATGGCTTCAATGGCATGAATAATATTGTCGTAAAAGCAAAAAGGACTATGGGGGAGCCTTCAATAATTTTAAATGCAAACGTTGAGCCGGATGGTAGCCTTGTAAGACGGCCAGGGTATGAGAAGGTCATTGATCTGACAGGAGGCCATAGCCTTTGGACAAACAACAAAGGTATTGTGATGTGTGCGGCAGAGGGTAAGGTTTATAAGGTGGTTGACGGTATTGCCACAGTCGAATTGACTGATACAGCGCGAGCGGATGCACCTATCTCTTATCTGGAAATATCCGGAAAAATATATCTTTCAAACAAAAACTGGACAGGGATGTTTGATCCGGAATTAAATTCTATCGTGGAATGGGGAATACCTGTTCCTGTAACACCGATCCTTACCACTGGAACCGGAAGCCTTCCTACCGGTATCTATATGGTTTGTCTTACTGCTATCAGCGAATATGGCAGGCCATCCGGTAATAGTGCCTTGACTGAAATAACATTGTCAGAGCCAGGAGGTATATCCATTTCAAATCTTCCTGAAGGCGCGAGCGTGTGGATGACAGATCCGAACGGGTCTCAATTACTTTATGCCGGGAATAGTTCATTCATCACTAGTCTGCCAGAACATCCAGAACCAATACCTACTATGTGGGGAGAGCCGCCATATCCAATGAGCCATCTATGTTGGGCTTTTGGAAGGGTTTGGGGATCTCGATTTGAAAAAGTATTTTATAGTGAACCTTATCAACCAGAACTTTTCCGGCTATCGACAGGATTCTTTGACTTTGAGGAAACGATCTCTATGGTCGCAAAGACTGATCATGGATTGTTTATTGGAGGTGACGCGAATACTTATTACCTTGCTGGCACAGATCCGGTCGGGATGGTGCAATCAACCGCAGGAGTTGGAGTGGTCCCAGGAACTTTATGTTATGTGAGTGATCTTGGGGAGCTTGGAAAGAATGTCCCTGTATGGATAGGCAAAGACGGTGTATATGCAGGGCTGGCCGATGGCCGCATTCTCAATGTTGTAAAGAACAATCTCAGGATAGACCCACAGCAGGTCCAGGGGGCATCATTCTCAAGAGTAAAAGATGGTCGTAAACAAATGTTATTTTCCATGAAACACAACCAACCGAGGGGCCAGGTTGTTGGATTCGGAGACTTGGCGGCTTGTGATGTTGTCAGGGATGGAATGGTAATATAAAAATTAATTTTCAAAAAGGAGTGTGTTTTATGAAGAAGTTTTGGATTGATCTCATCGCAATTGTTGTAGAATTCGTGTTGAACAACGCACTGGTTCACGCTGTTCTAAGGTTCCGGTTTACCCCTTACGCTCTAAAAAAGAGGATTCTCGGATGGTCGCTCGAAAAGCTTCCATTGCAGTTTGAGGGTAAAGTCACCACAGAACATTACCGTGGTGGTAAGCTCATACATACCCAGACAGGAACCAACACCTTCACAACTGAAGGCATGGCCAAATTATTGAATATTATTTTTCATGATATCAGTAAGGCCGCTTCCCATATCTGGTATGTCGGTATTTTCAAGAATAACATTACCCCGGCGCTGGCTGATACAGCCGCAAAGCTTGGTTCAGGAAATGCTTATGGAGAATGCCAGGATGCTGATTACGATTCACCTTTGACAAACAGGCCTGCATACACAACTGAAGATACTTCCACGGCGGTTATCTCCAATGTTAATGCCAAAGCCCATTTTGTTATGAATGCAAGCATCACCGTTTATGGTGCTTTCCTTGCAGATGCCGCAGCCAAAACAGCCGCGTCAGGTGTCTTAATGTGTGCTAAACGGTTTGGTACTCCACGAGCTGTAATCGCTGATGATGAGATTTATGTGACTTATCAGATTACGTCTACAACCTCTTGATTTTTAGTCTTTTTTATATTTGGTATTGGTCCCCCTGTTTCCATCATTAGGGTGGTAACGGGGGCCAATTTCACCTCAGGCTTTGTTGCTTTAAAAAGGGCTTTATGTCAAACGCGATCGACCATAAAAATCTTGGGGAAATCCAGCAGCATGAATACCTTGTCGGGACCATAGTAAATGTTTATCCGGAGAATGCTGACACTCCCGAAAAGTATTGGGATACAGCCGATGTGTTTATTCAAGAACTTGGCCTTAGCTGGAATTATGCCCCTATCTTTTATCATTGTTCTCCTGACTTACCGGCCAGGGATAATGGTTCTGTATTTTCAGGGGCAAAGGGCTTCACCGAGAACGATTCGGCAATCCTGCTTTGTGAAAAACAGACGGCTCAATCTGGGTCGCTGTCAGTTAAAAACGTAACCGTTGTCGGTCATACCGATGGCTTAAAGAAATGTTCTTATAATTATGTAATCGTTCGTTCCAGTCTAAATCCCCTTGAACCTTTGGATCTTTCCGATCCATTGGCAAATCTTAATGAATATTGTACTGTTTTCGATGTTGCAGCCGGAGCCATGGCAAGTATTGTCGATCCAGATCTTTCCCCTGATCTTATCCAATTTCCCTGCCTTGTATCAAAAATTAAACCATTCTTGCAATTTGTAGAGCTGTCTGGTGTTGCCTTGTTTGAAGAATTCTCACAGGGAGACGATGACATTGAAATTGCCGGTGTGATTCCCAGTTGGAAAACAGATTGTCAAGGGGAGATCATTCGTGCAGGTGCTGGTGTGGAAGAATGGTGGAATACCTATGATGTTGATGGTAATCCGGTCTTGAGTTTTTTTCAGGATCTATACTTCGCCATA